CGGACGCGCCGATCACGGTCCTGGGCACCGGCGGCGTCACCTACCGGCAGAACGTCATGCTGCACCGCGACGCGATCATGCTCGCCTGTGTGGACATGCACCGGCCTCAGTCGGCGGTCGTCGCCAAGCAGGTGCGCGACGAGGACAGCGGTTTCTCGATGCTGATGACCGCCGGCTACAACGTCGGCGACACCACCGAGACCTACCGCATCGATATCCTCTGGGGTGTGAAGAACATGTATCCGGACCTGACCCGGATGCTCTACGGCCACGTGACCGCTTGATCGGCGGCACGGCCATGAACGCAGGCGGGGGCGAGCGCATCGCCCCCGCCGCTGTTTCCGGGGCCTGAGAATGGCACAGACCACCGTGCAGGAACTGATCGCGACCGCGATGCGCAAGCTGCGCCTCGTCGGCGCGGGTCAGCAGCCCGACCCGACCGAGCTTTCGGACGGGCTCGGCGTGCTGCGCACGATGCTGGACGCGTGGTCGCTCGAGGATCTGCTCATCCCCTACCACCCGACCGAGGGTTTCGACCTCGACAGCGGGCGCCAGGTCTACAGCATCGGCGCCGGCGGGGATTGGGACACGATCCGGCCCGAGGCGATCCTCTCCCTGCGCATCCTCAACCCCGACGGCTCGGCCTACCCGGTGGCCGAGAGCACCATCACCGCGTTCGAGCACATCCCGACCGTGCAGGTCCGCCGGCCGCGCTCCTACCTCGAGCAGCGCGACGCGCGGTTCGTCTTCGTCGAGCTCGACAGCTACCCCGAGCCGAACAGTCGGGCGCTCCTCACGACGCTCAAGCCCTTCAACGTCTACGCGCTCGAGGGCTTCGCAGGCGTGACGACGGAGCCGGGCAACATCAACGCGAGCGGCTTCACCCTCACCGGGATCCAGTCGCCAATCGAGTTCCCGAGCGGCTACCAGCAGGCAATCGAGTACAACCTCGCGGTGCATCTGGCGCCCGAGTACGGCCGCGAGCCGTCTCAGGTGGTGCTGGCGATGGCCGGCAAGAGCAAGTCGCTCATCAAGCGGCGCAACTACCGCATGGTCCAGACCCGCGTCCCGGCGGGCGCGTTTGGCTACCGCGGCCGGCGCGGCGCCTACAACGTGTACGAGGGGCCTGTCTGATGCAGCGCCTCGCGGTCCCGCTCGCCTACGGCTACGGCAAGGCGCGGTCGGCGGTCGCGTCCTCGGGCTCACTCGTGAACCTCTACACCGAACAGACCCCGATGGGCGCCAAGGGCGACCTCATGCTGGTCGGCGTGCCCGGAACGCGCGCGCGGGCGCAGTTGACCTATGTCAATGTCGAGGAGGAAACCCGGAACGAGGGCGCCATCCACGCCGCGCTCCCGGCGTTCGGCGGCATCCTCGCGGTGGCCGACAATGGCACCTACCTCATCGCCGAAGACTTCACGTGGCAGCGCATCGGCGCGGGCCTGACCGGGCCTGTCTCGCTCACGTGGAACGGCATCGACGCGGTGGCGACGAACGGCACGACCGGCGTCTGGATCACCGACGACGACGTAGAGACCATCGTCGACGTGGACTTCTACCCGTCGTCGAGCGCCGCGGTCCTCGACGGGTACCTCATCTTCGCCCGCGACGGCACGGGGCAGATCTTCTGCACCGAGCCTTTCAGCCGCGACCTCCAGGGCCTCTCGTTCGCGACCGCGGTTGCCGAGCCCGACGACGTGGTCGCGGTCGCGGCGTCGCGGACCGAGCTGATCGTCATGGGCGAGACGGCGACGGAGTTCTGGTATCGCCTCGACCCGCCGCCCTCGACCGGCTTCCCGTTCTCCCGCGTGCCGGGCGGAGTGATCGGCTTCGGCTGCGCCTCGGCGGCGAGCGTCGCGACCTACGACGGGACGACGTGGTGGCTCACCCCCAAGGGCGCCGTGGTGCAGGTCGCCGGGCTCCAGCCGCAGGTCGTCAGCGACGCGCAGATCGAGGCCGCGCTGGTCGAGGTCCAGTTCACGTTCCTCTCGGACGGGACGCGGGTCGAGAATTGGGCCGCGGCCCGGGCCTTCGCCTACGAGCAGCGCGGGCACGTGTTCTACTGCCTGACCGTCGGCGGGCGGACGCTCGTCTACGACGTGACCATGCGGGAATGGCACGAGCGGCGGAACTACTCCCGCGGCCACCACCTCGCCCGAGCCTACGCCTTCCAGTGGGGCAAGCACTTCGTGTTCGACGACGCCGGGCGGATGCTCGAGCTGTCCCCCGACTTCCACGACGACGCGGGTGAGCCGCTGGTCGCCGAGGTAGTGTCGCTGCCCTACCACGCCGACCGCGAGTATCTGAGCGTCGATGCCATCGAGCTACAGGTGGACCCGGGCGTCTCGCCGCTCACGGGCGAGCACGTGTGGCTGATGGCGATGAGCCGCGACCAGGGCCGCACGTGGAGCCAGGAGCGGCCCGCCGGCATCGGGCGGACCGGCGCGTACCGGCACAAGCTCGTCTGGCGCCGCTGCGGCGCGGCCGAGGACGTGCGCTTTCGTTTCCGTACCAGCGACCCGAGCCGCCGCGGCGTGCTCTCCACCGCCATGATGGAAACAGCATGACCCGGCGCACGCCATCCCCCTACGAGGCGGTCGTGCAGCCCGACGGCACCGGCACGCGGCCCTTCCTCGCCTTCCTCGAAGATCTCCGCAAGCAGCAGGCGGCGCAGGCGGCCCGGCTCGAGGCGCTGATCGCGCACCTCGAGGCCGAGACCATCATCGGCGCAGGGTGGGACGAATGAGCGCGCTGGAGCGGCTGGGCATGGACCCCGACTGGCTGGAGCGCGAGGCGCTGGAGCTGCCGCAAGTGGATTGCCGCGAGCAGCACCACTTCGGCCCGGGCGTCTACATCCGCGAAATCACCATCCCCGCGGGCACGTGCGTGATCGGCCACGCGCACCGCGGCGAGCACCTGTGCGTGCTCCAGAAGGGCACGCTGGCGGTCGTGGACGGCTCCGGCGAGGTCCGCCGCATCACCGCGCCCATGATCTTCACCGCGCCGCCGGGCCGCAAGGTCGGATACGCGCCGGAGGACGACGTGGTGTTCTGGAACGTGTTTCCGAACCCCGACGACGGGCGCGACCTCGATGCGATCGAGGCGCGGCTCGTGGACAAGAGCGCGGCATGGGTCGAGCACCACCGCCTCAAGGCGCTCGAGGAGGCCGCGGCATGAGCTTCGTCGCAACCGCAATCGTCGGGTCGGCCGTCGTCGGCGCCATCGGGGCCAGCCGCTCGGCCAAGGCGGCATCGAAGGGCGCGGACAGCGCGGCGCAGGCGCAGATCTACGCCACGGACCGCACCATCGAGGCGGCCGAGAAGGCGCGGCAGCAGGGCATCCGGGCGGCGCAGCGGGCGAACCGCATCTCGCAGTTCACCCAGCTCCGGTCGAACAACCAGGCGGCGACCAAGGAGGCCGAGGGCAGCATCGGGGCGCAGCGCGAGCGCGTCACCGGCACGAACGAGGCCGCGAACGAGGCGCTGCGGGGCGTCGAGGGCACGCGCAACGCCCTCGTGACCGGCGCGCGCGGCTCGCGGGACGCGCTCATCACGTCGGCCGACGAGCAGGCGGGCGCGCTCCGGGGCGCGACGCGCTCCACCTTCCGCGCCGAGCGGGAGGCAGCCGGCGGCGCGCGGGACGCGGAGATTGAAGGCCAGCGCGGCGCGCGCAACGCGGTCGTTGACGCGAACATTGCTAACAATCGGTATTTTCAGGATATTTTCGCCACGTCGTCGGGCCAGCTAGGCGCGTGGCGTCAGGCGGGCCGGAGCGCCATCCAGCAGCTTGAGCGCGGGCTCAAGGGCGGCGAGTTCGACATGTCCTCGTGGAACTTCGAGGCAGACCCCGGCTACGACTTCCGCCGGTCCGAGGGCGAGCGCGCGCTGAACCGGCAGGCGGCGGGCGCGGGAACCACCTTCTCGGGCAACCAGCTCGCCGCGGCGCAGGAGTTTGGGCAGGGCCTCGCCTCGCAGGAGTATCAGGCGGCGTGGGACCGCGGGCGCACCGAGCGGCTGGATCGCTACGGGATGCTCACGGGCGTGGCCGACCGCGGGCAGGACGCCGTGAACGAGACTAACCGGCTGCGCGGCGTCATGGCCGACAACGTGGCGGCCGGGCGGCTCAACATCGGCGACGCGCGGGCGAACTTCCAGACGAACCGGGGCAACATCCTCGCGGACTACTCCGACCGGATCGGCGCGGCGCGCGGCACCTACTTCACCGGCATGGGCGACATTGGCGCGGCCCGGGCGGCGGCGGTCGGCAATGCGCGGTCCGACTTCGCAGGCCGGGCGGGCGACGTGACGGCGGCTGCGGCGGCCGACGCGGGCTCGATCCGCAGCGGCCGGGCGAGCCAGGTAGGCGAGCTGCGCGCGGGCGGTGTCGCGGAGCGCGCCGGGATC